ACGCTGTACACACGTACTGCATGGGAGCGCTGGGAAGTCACTTACAAGAACGGTAAGCCACCAAAGCCCGCGCAAGAGATTCCGTCGGTCAAAGGTTCGCATTCCTTCGGCCGTGTGCCACTGGTTCGGTTGTCGTTGCCGGACGGCCTTTGGGCCATGAACAAGATCCACAATCTGGCCAAAGAGCACTTGAACAAGCGCTCGAGTACCAGCTGGTCACAGTATCGGCACTTGTTTCCCATCCTGGGGGCGTATCTGGCTCCCGAAATGGGAGCGGGCGGTGCTATTCCAGCCGCCGAAGCACAAGACCCAGGCAGGGCCACAAATCAGGTTTACGGCATCGGCCGCATCGTCGTGTTCGGCAAAGATGACGAACTTCGATACACGTCGCCGGATGCCGGGATTTACGATTCCGCGCTCAGAGATCTGGACTCAATGCGGGATGAGATTTTCCGCGTGTTGCACCATATGGCGCTCGCGGCAGACAATTCATCTGCGGCACTCGGTCGCGGTGGCGAATCAAAGAAACAAGATCGTGCTGCAGCCAATGTCGTATTGACGGCACTGGGCGAGCTGTGTCGCGAGTTCGCGGTTGAGGTATTCGATCTAGCCTCACGCGGCCGTATGGATTCACCGCCACGCAAATGGACTGCGCAGGGTATGCAGGCGTTTGACACCGCATCACTCTCCGACGTTGTCGAAGAATCTGCGATAATCGATACGCTCAAAATTCCAAGTCAGACGTTTCAACAGATCAGAATTTTTGCAGCGGCCAAACGGATCGTTAAAGGCAACGCGTCTGCTACCGAACTCGAGACGATTCGCGAAGAACTCGAGAATAACATCAGCGCTGAGGAATTCGCGGGAACTCCCGCGGGACCCGCAACACCGCCACAGTACGCACCGGTGCCACCACAAGAACCCGACGGCGATGAACCGGGAACGGAGCAATAGGTATGGCAATCGTAGAACACTCCGTGATTGACGCCGCTGGCGTCGTATTGACGGCCGGAGTCGAAACGGATTTGATTGGCGCGAACGGCGTCGATGCATCCGGCATCGATGATTTCACAATTCAGATCAAAAATCTGAACGTGAGCAATGCGATTACTGCGGTTACGATTTACGAGAAGGTCGGTACCGGCGATTGGGATGCAGCGGGAACGCAACCCACGACGATTGCGGCCAGCGGGCAATCGATCATTTCGATTACACAGCACGCGCACGGTTTTTTGAGAGTGACGGCCACCTCTACCGCCGGGGCATCGTGCGATGTGCACGCTCACGGCGTTGTGAAAAATTACTGAAATGATTGTCACGCAAGACGGTACGGTGCTCCCGGTCGGTGCGACCAGTGCAGCGCTGTCGAATTCGACGCCAGCGGCAGTAGGTACAGCGGCATCGGGTACGGCATCGTCCGCGGCTCGTGGCGATCACGTGCATGCGCTTTCGGTCACAAGTGCAGCGAAGGTGCTGCGCATGTTCGAACGTCTTGTACCGCCGGCTCCGGGTGCGACGATTCACGCGTCAATGGCGGCTGGCGGAGCGTTGAATGTCAGCACGGCATTCACACAGATGATTCCTGCGACCAATATTCGCCTCTCGCGAGGCGGTGCGGGCGTTGCCACTGTCTACACCGTGACTGGCCAGCGGTTTGGTTCGTCTCAAACCGAGACGATCAACAGCAACGGCGCTACCGACGTTGAAGGTGTGAAGATCTTCGATACGGTTACACTGATCACTTCCGACGTCGATCCTACCGTAACGACCACGATGAAAACGGGAGTGATCATCGGATTGCCGCAGACGGCGACCGCGATCGACTTTCTCGGTGTTGGTGCGAGCGGAGCAAATGGCGTTGCAGAAACAGGTACGCTGAACACCGCGAAAGACGGATTCACTCCGACGACGGCACCCGACGGCTCGAAGGTGTTTCAGATTCGTTACCAGGTTAGTCATACGCACGCTGTCACGTCCTAGTCATGGGCGCACATGCGCATGCAACGCCACGGCATCGTCCGACGGCGCATCAAGTCGATGTTGTTCGACGCGAGTTAGCGGTTAATTCGGCACAAGTCGCAGCACTTCCAGGGCCAGCGATTGAGGCAATGCTTCCGATTCTAAGGCAAGCGCAACTGGAGGTTGCGAACGATCTCGAGCGATGGTTAAGCAAAGTCCCGGACGGAAAACAGCGTTATACGGCACAAATGTACCGCAATACGCTCTTGCAACTCCGAAACGCGCTACGCACGATTGCACAGCTTGAACCCACGATGTTCGGTGCACTTGTGAACGCGAGCCACTTGGCTGGAGGGTTATCAGTTCAGCATCTTCAAAACGAAGTTGCTCGATTTTCTGAGATCTTTGACGGCACGGTAAAACGACTTCCGCTTAATGTCACAAGAATCATCGCTACGAGTGATCGGTATTTGATTCCAAGACACCGCACTTCGGCCGCACGATATGCGGGTCAAGTAGGTCAAGATATTCGGCGCGAACTCGCCGTCGGTGTCATTCGAGGCGAATCGGTTTCGCAAATGACGGACCGACTCCAGCGCCTCGGTGGACCTCGCGGACACGTCGCACTTCAAGGTGTAGCGGGCGAACCGGGCGCGGTTACTGAGCGCATCGGGGAAGGCCTTTTCAAGCGGTACAGATATTGGGCTGAACGCGTAGTTAGAACGGAAACAATCGGGGCTTACAACACACAGCTTGACGAGGGTTTTCATCAAGCGCGTAAGGTCATTCCTGGATTGCTTCGCAGATGGGATGCCACCGAAGACCGCAGGACCTGTGTTATGTGTCAGGAGCTGGACGGTCAAACCACTGAGATCGGGAAACCGTTCGCCGACGGTACCGACGGCGCACCTAGGCACCCTTGCTGCCGTTGTCGTGTAGGCGCTTGGAATTCCGATTGGCCCGACATTCTCGCAGAAGCAGGGCCGGATTAATGCCGAGCGTACTCGAAATAGATTCCCGACAAGGAAGGCGGTGCCGCAGCGCTTAATCTGCGGCAATACAAAGACGACGGCTACTGTGGGCCCCGTCTTTGAGACCACACAGCACGCGCACTGACGAGCGCGAAGGAAACGTCATGTCAGACAAAGATGAGAAGTCTGTCGATTTGAAATCGACCGACGGCGAGGCCGCTGTTGCTCCGAAGTTCATGACCGAGGATCAGTTCAATAAAGCCACCTCGGCGCGCGACAAGCGGTTGATGGAGCGTCTCGAGAAGACCATGGCCGAGCACTTCTCTAAGCTCGTTCCGAAGGCCGTAGAGCCAACGGAAGAGGAAGAGGAATCGGTCGACGCTAAGCCCGTCGACAAGTCGACTGCAACGCCTGCACCGAACGATGCCACGGCATCCGAATTGAAGCGCTTGCGTAAGCGTCTCGAAGCATCTGAGAAGGAACGCGAAGCTGAGAAGAAAGCACGCGAGGAGCAATCCGCGAAGTCCGCGCTCGCAGAAGAGCGTGCGAAATTGGGCGATGCTTTGACCGCGGCAAACGTCGATTCGAAGTGGCATCGAGCCGCAATGGCGCTGTTGCACACCGAGGACAAACGCGTTCGGCGCAATGCCGAGGGCAAGGTAATCTTTCTGGACGATGACGGCGATGAAATGGAGCTTGGTGCGGGTCTTAAACACTGGCTCACAACTGACGACGGTAAGAAGTTCGTGCCTGCACGTGGCGCGAGCGGTTCGGGCGCGGTGGGCGGTAAGGCGCCTATCAACTTGACCGACAAGAAGGGCAAACGTGCCGATGCCGCAAACGCACTCGTTGCTGCGATGCTTGGCCGAACGCCCACCTAAATTTTCACGGTCGCTCACGCGACTGCACGGTCCGCGCGACCGATACGTAGCGCACACAACCCAACGAATAGGTATATCAAATGTCCGCTACGGATTTTGCAGCCATTGCGACTGCACTCAACACTGTTTTCGAGGATGATATCGTCAACCAAATCAACCGCGCCTCGCCTGCAATGCAGGTGCTTGGCGTGCGCCCCGGTATCGGCAAAAACGTCTCGTGGGATGCCCGTCTCGGCACCACGGCAGCTTCTGCCATTGTCGACGGCGACGCGGTAACGGTCTTCAACGCGGATACGAAAGTGCCAGCGTCTTTGGACTTCGCCACGTATCATGATGCATTCGGCGTGACTGGTCGCGCGCTCGCAGCGGCATACAGCGCTGGTGGTCCTGCTGGTCTTATGGACTTGGCGGCGGAGCACGTTATGGAATCGACTGAGCGCTTGGCTTCCAAGCTCAATGCCGAAATCTATGTCGGCACTGGTGGGTCCGCACCTGAGACGATCGCGGGACTTACCCAAATGGCGTTGCTCGCCGATGGCAACTCCTACGCTGGCATTTCGCGTACGACTTACGCGCAATGGGCGGCAACCGTTAAGGCGAACGGCGGTATCGGTCGCGATCTCTCGATTCACCTTATGCGCGATACGCGCCGATCGATTTATACCGCCAGCGGTATGAAACCCGATCTCATTCTGTGTGATCCGATTCAGCACGAGAAGTACGGCGAGTTGCTCGGCGCACAACGCCGATACATCACGGAAGTCCGTCTCGCCGGTCGCCCTCCCATCGTTCTCGATGGTGGCTATCAGGTCCTCGAGTTCGATGGCATCCCCATCATTGAAGACAAAGATGCCCCCGCCGGCATGATGGTGTTCTTGAATAGCCGTACCGTTTCGTTGCGTCCATTGATGGACCCAACGCAGCAGTTGCTCGGTGGCACCAATGGC